CTACTAGAGAGTGCCGCACCCCCTCAGTTACAGGTGTAACTTCATGCAGTGTAAAACTTGGGAATACGATCAGGCTTCCAATCTCTCTGGGTGCAACTGTAGGCGTCATGTCGGTGTGTAAGAGGAGATCACCCCCCTCGTAGGAGTCTGCAGGGCTTAACTGCACACTGAAACTTAACTTTCTAACTCCTGTAGCGGCAGAGTTTGTCATAGTATCTATATGCTTTGTATAGAAACCGTCATATCCAGCGGAGTAGGTAGAAAACTGCACAGCTTCTATATCAAAAATATCATATTCAAAAAAGGATTGATTAGCGTTTATCAGAACTTCGGTTAATTTTGAGTATAGGGGATTATTTGCTGGGTTATGTGTCTTGAAGAAACACACATCAGAGTTTCTTACCTCAAAGTTAGTGTTGGCCTCTGCATTACCAACCTCACCCTTCTTTAAGACAGTAGTCCGTTCATTTTCTTTCCCGTCGCGGATGTACTGTTTACACTCATCGGCATTAAAGTATTGAATATACTGGGCAAAAGTATTAAAGGTGTACGAAGTCAACGGCCACGGCCTTATAACATCCTCTGAGGGGGTAACAAACATACTGATACTGAGTCCTTTTGGGTAATTATATTACAATGAGGGCTAATAGTAAGGGGATATATGTATATTAAACCCCCGGAGAAGAGTTAACTCTTATTATACAGCTCATATCGGATTTGTCAAGCATAAAATGCACTATTTTATAATTTTTTACTTGACAACTTCGATATAATTGTTATAATAGATAGTTAGCAGCTATTAGTCCGTCTACACCCTATCAAAAATAGTATTATATTTAACCCTAGAGGGTTGGGAGACAAGACTGTAGTAGCTGCACCCCCAAAGAATTTACAATGCCTCAATATCAAGGGCCTTATGCAGCTTTTACAATGATATCCAACGCGCCTGAAAAACAGCCGGAGGATGACACCTGCCTAACCTGCGTGTGTCAGCCGAGAGATTGTCATTGTCCAGAGCCTTGCGCTCACTGTGACTGTGGAGACTGTCACTGTAAGAAGATGTACACAAGAACCACTGGATTTGGAACGAGTGGATGGGGAGAACCAACGGTGGAGATGGAATAATGGCAAAGAAACAAAAATCAACTTATGAACTTTACAAATCTATTAATGAAAGAGATTCTGCAGATCGTAAGAAAGCTATAAAAAAGTACTACGATACTAAAGAAGGTGATCGCGGAAAAGCTGCTGAAGATGTGTATAGCGCTGATTTGGATAGACGAATAAAGGCTGTAAAGCGAGATAAAGAACTTGTTTATCAATATGGCAGAGACGCCCCCAAGGCCCGTAGCTTTGGTACTGATAAACAGTATTCAGTGTCTCGCACCAAAACCGCTCCCGCCAAAAAACCCAAAGCAGCAAAATAAAGTGCCAGCCAAAGAACAACTCCAGCAAATCTCCAAGGAGCTAGTCAAAGCCTCACAGATGCACAAGCGGCAATCTAAGAAGGTAGCAGCGATTAGTCGTAAGGAGTATGCAAAGGGCGGTGGAGTTCGTAAGCCCAAGATGCCTACAGGTTCAGGAATGAAGCGACCTACTAAACAGGGCGCTGGAATGACCGAGAAGGGTATCAAGGCTTATCGTGCGGCTAACAAAGGTTCAAAGCTAAAAGGCGCAGTGACCGGCGAGGTCAAGGCGGGAAGTAAGGCCGCAAAGAGGCGTAAGTCATACTGCGCTCGTTCTGCAGGTCAGATGAAGAAGTTTCCCAAGGCAGCGGCTAATCCCAATAGCCGTATTAGGCAAGCAAGAAAAAGGTGGAAGTGCTAATGCCAGAAAAAAAAGGACTATATTATAATATTCAACAGAAGCGCAAGCGGATAGCCGGTGGCTCTGGAGAGAAGATGCGTAAGGTAGGGGCTAAAGGTGCGCCTACTGCCAAGAACTTCAAGCAAGCTGCAAAGACGGCTAAGAAAGCTTATGGTGGCATGGCTACTACAGGCACCCCGGACAAAGATAAGATTATGGGTGCAGCTTCCATGCAGCAGAACCCGCAGCAGAGCCTGATGCAAATGAACCGCAACAAGGTTACAGGCATGATGGGTGGCGGTAAGGTTAAAGAATATGCTCATGGCGGTGGAGTACGTAAAGTACGTTACTAATGGCACAGGAAGGACTCTTACCCGCACAGAAGAAGAAGAAGCGAGAGCTAACTGAGATGCAGTCTGCATACTTAGACGCTCTCATGGACAATGGCGGCAATAACGCTGCAGCACTGCGCGTAGCCGGATACTCCGAAACTACTGGCAAGGCGGTTATGAACTCTCTTGCAGACGAGATAGTAGGCAGGGCTAAGAATATGTTAGCCGCTAATTCAGTAAAAGCGGCAGCAGGTCTTGTACAAGCACTAGACGATGATGGAACCATCCCACGCGCTGAACAGCGTATAAAAGCAGCGGAATCTATTCTTAATCGGGTAGGAGTGGGCAAACACGACAAAGTTGAACATAACGTTACTGCTTTACATGGAGTGGTTCTTCTTCCCGCAAAGTCTGGGCAGGATGATCCTATTATCATAAATCATGAATAAGATATTCGTAGAAGTTAAACTGTCGCGGACCAGAAAGCCCTTGAGCCAGCCCTGCTACATCCGTGGCAAGGGCCAGTTCTATAAGACGGTAGAAGTAAAAACTGTAGAAGATTTCGTCGTACAAGCTTACGCAATTGATCGTGGGCTAATCAAAGAGAACCAGATCGTACAAAATGGCTGATGATTTAAAAAGAGCAGTAACAACAATCAGGGATGGACTAAAGTCTCAGATTGATAGATCAGAGAGAGGCAAAGAAACAGCCTTTACTGCTCGTTCCCGTGATCTTGGTATTGCTAATCCAGACATACAAAGAGATGTGAGTAATGCACAATTAGCAAAGGGTGCTATGGGTGCCGCCTATTTAGCCGCAGATTATTTTCTTGATCCTGATAAGTACAGTGCAGAGGCGTTAAAAGATAAAGCGTCTAGAACTGCAGTTGCAAGAGTTGTACAAGAAGGTGAGAAACTTATTAATCGCCAGTTACCAGAGGGACTAAACCTAAATATTAACTACAAGGGTTTGGGTTTTGAAGATGTAGCGGAGGGAAGAGTACCCACTGTAGGAGCATCCTTTGAAAGGCCCGTCGAGCTAGGCAGGTTTAAAGGAACTGCAGGTGTTAGGGGCAGCTATGATCCTGAAAGCGGAGAAGGGCGTGTAGGCGCTAGAGTTACAGGACGATTTGCAAAAGGCGGACACGTTAAACAATACTCCAACGCCCCAAGGAAACCACGACTAAAATAATGGCAGTAAAAAAGAAGAAGACTACAGGGAATACCAAGATAGTATTTCACAAAGGTAAAACACTTGGACGATTTAGATCACCAGAGCGAAGGCACAAGAAAAGTATTAGACGAAAGCCCCCTGCCTTTGGTTGATAAGGCGGATGTAAGAGAAGAGCCTGTAAAGCGCCGGGGTCGCCCAAAGTTAGCCGAGGGTGAAAAGGGTAACTACCGCACCTCCGCAAAAGAACGTGCGCGGAGAGCATCCGCAGCCGCCGTCCGTAATGCAGACAGGGCTAAGAAAAAGGCGCAGAAGAAAGCCTCCAAGGCTAAAGAAAAGAAAGACAGCATCAAGAAGGTTGAACAGGCTCTGTTCACCAAGAATGGTGCTAAACTTATTGAAGATACTACACTACAGAATGTACCAAAGCCCGTAAGGGAGTTAGTAGAGGATGAAGCAGAGGTTATCTTCAAGCCCAATTCAGGGCCACAAACGGACTTTTTGGCAAGCCCTGAAAGGGATGTGTTTTATGGGGGCGCTGCTGGCGGCGGGAAGTCTTACGCTCTGCTTGCTGATCTTCTTCGCTACTGCAGCAATCCCAATCATCGCGCCCTTATTATTCGTCGCACACTGGACGAGCTTACAGAACTGGTTGACAAGAGTAAACAACTCTATCCAAAAGCTTTTCCCGGTGCCATCTTTCGGGAGTCGAAAGCGATGTGGCAGTTCCCGTCCGGGGCTACGGCATGGTTCTCCTACCTCGACAAGGACAAAGACGTAACACGCTACCAAGGACAAGCCTTTACTTGGATTGGCATTGACGAGATCACGCACTACCCGACACCCTACGTATGGGAGTATCTGCGTTCTAGGCTTCGTACTACTGATTCTGAAATTAATGCGTACATGCGCTGCACAGGAAACCCCGGAGGGGTAGGCGGATGGTGGGTCAAGAAGATGTACATCGACCCTGCACCACCTAACGCACCTTTTGCAGCTACTGATGTTGATACAGGTAACGCACTTTTGTGGCCTGACACAGCAACTAACGGTAAAGCAGGTCAACCGCTTTTTCTTCGTAAGTTCATTCCGGCGCGATTGACCGATAACCCCTACCTCGCTGAAACTGGTGAATATGAAGCCATGTTGAGGTCGCTCCCAGAAGTCGAACGAAGGCGGCTTCTAGAAGGGGATTGGGATGTCGCAGAGGGAGCGGCGTTCCCAGAGTTTTCCCGCAACATTCATGTTGTGGAAGCCTCACAGACACAGATA